TCTTCCCATCACAAAGCTTTCTTCTTCTCAAGCACAAGGTAGTGGTCGTGGCGTATGTCAGCACGTTGATTTGGGTGCTGCTGGCGGTGGTCATTGGGATTGTGGATCTGGCTTCCCTATGGACCACGTTCTTGACATGGCCCGTGGTGGAGTTTCCGCACCTTCGGAGGAGGATGAAGATTTGATTGCATCAGCAGTTTCAGAGAGCGGTGTTCACCATGTGTTCTGGGTGGGCGAAGATGGCAAGACCGTTTGGTATCGCTATCAGCGTAGAGGCGAATCTGATTGGAATGACGGCGGCACGTTGCTGAAGTCAAACGAGAAGATCGTTGGTCTGTCTGCGTCAAAATCAGCTACAGGTGTGCTTGAGTTGTTTGGTCTTCAAGCTGATGGAGATCCTGTTCATACTTGGCAGAAACCGAATCAAACAGCATGGAACGGTGGGCAAGAAGGCAAACAGAAGGCTGCATTTACCGGCTTGCCGAAATAACACCCTAGAAAGGGGGTGAGTAGTTGAATCCTAGTATTCTCACGAGTACTAAAAAGATATTAGGGCTTGATGAGTCTTATACGGCGTTTGATCCTGATGTTATAACACATATCAATGCCGCATTTTCTACTCTCACCCAATTAGGGGTTGGGCCTGCTGAAGGTTTTATGATTGAGGATGAAACGGCCGTTTGGGATGATTTTCTCGTATTTGCCGATGATCTTCAATATAACTCAATCAAAACTTATGTATATTTGCGAGTTCGAATGCTGTTTGATCCTCCATCGACATCGTTTGTTATTACTGCACTCAATGATCAGCTAAAAGAACTCGAGTGGCGGCTAAATGTACATAGAGAGGAAACAGGATGGGTAGATCCCGATCCACCTGTCGATCCACCCACAGATCCAGATTGGCCTTGGTATCCTTGGTATCCAAGGAAGGTGGCTAATGGATAATACAGATGTTGCTATCCAAAATGTTCTTGAGCATCATGGAGTCAAGGGCATGAAGTGGGGTGTTCGGACCCGAAGTGGCGGCAGTAGTAGCAGTGGTAGTGGTGGTGGTTCTTCATTAAAATCAAAATTAGCAAAAACCAATGCGCCTGAGGTATCGGTAAAAACAAGATCGCATCCGCAAGCAAAAACTGTAATAAGAACTACAGGTGGGAAGGGATTAGCAGCCCATCCAGATGCGGTTGCCGCTAAAGTAATTCAGCAAAAGCTCAATAAGAGTGGTTCACACGCTCTTTCAAATGAAGAATTGCGTAAGTACACTGAGCGTCGTAATCTGGAAGAGAATACAAAGAGATTGAAACCTGAAACGCCTCTTCAAAAAGGGGCTAAGCATGTGGGTAATTTCTTGAAGACGCCAGAAGGACAAAAGCAAGTTACGACGGCTGTGTCAAAGCTTTCTAAGAAAAAGATAGCAGCAAAACTTGCCACAATGGGTGTTGCTGCAGCTTTCTAAGAAGGGGGGTTAGCATTGGGTTTATCTAACACCGCGACTCCGATCTACTATGGTCAGTTTCGCGAGGCAGTTGTGCGTGGAGAGATTCCGGTTAACCGTGAGATCTCTATGGAGATGAATCGGATTGATGCTCTCATTGCTAACCCCAACATTTACTATGATGACACAGCAGTAGAAGGGTATGTTCTCTTTTGCGAGAATGAATTAACGTTGACCGATGGATCTGATCTGCACCTTCTTAATACTTTTAAGCTCTGGGCCGAACAGATCTTCGGTTGGTATTACTTTGTCGAGCGAAGTGTCTATGTTCCGACCAAGGATTATCATGGCGGACATTATGAGCATCGTCAAGTCAAGAAGAGATTGATTCTGAAGCAGTACCTCATTGTGGCTCGTGGCGCAGCAAAGTCAATGTATGCATCTACGATTCAAAATTACTTTCTAAATGTAGACACGTCGACGACGCATCAGATTACCACAGCTCCGACTATGAAGCAAGCTGATGAAGTCATGTCTCCGTGTCGAACATCTATTACGCGTGCGCGCGGACCTTTGTTCAAATTCCTTACAGAGGGCTCACTCCAAAATACTACGGGATCGAGAGCCAATCGTGTCAAGCTTGCCGCAACTAAAAAGGGAGTCGAAAACTTCCTCACCGGATCGTTGCTTGAAATTAGACCTATGGCCATTAATAAGCTACAAGGTCTACGTCCCAAGATCTCTACCATTGACGAGTGGTTGTCTGGAGACTTGCGTGAAGACGTTGTGGGAGCAGTTGAACAGGGAGCTTCGAAGCTAGAAGACTATTTGATTGTAGCTATTACTTCGGAAGGGACTGTTCGAGCCGGTTCAGGCGATACTATCAAAATGGAACTAGCGGACATTCTCAAGGGCGAATACCTTGCGCCGCACATTTCCATCTGGCATTATAAACTCGATGAACTTGAAGAAGTCAATGATCCTTCTACATGGGTGAAGGCTAATCCGAATCTTGGAGCTACCGTATCTTATGAGACCTATCATCTTGACGTCGAGAGAGCCGAGAAAGCTCCCGCTTCGCGAAACGATATTCTGGCCAAGCGATTCGGGATTCCTATGGAGGGATACACGTACTTCTTCACATACGAGGAGACTCTTCCGCATCGTCCTCGAGAGTTTTGGAGTTTGCCATGTGCTCTTGGAGCTGACCTATCACAGGGCGACGATTTCTGTGCCTTCACATTTCTCTTTCCGTTGGGCTACGAAAAGTTCGGAGTCAAAACTCGCAGTTATATTACCTCGCTTACGTTGATGAAGCTTCCCGGCGCCATGCGCGCGAAGTATGAGGAATTCATCAATGAGGCAAGTCTTCATGTTCTGGAAGGTAATGTCTTGGACATGATGGAAGTTTATGACGATCTTGATGCATTCATTGAGGCTTCGACGTACGATGTTCGCTGTCTTGGGTTCGATCCTTACAATGCCAAAGAATTCGTTACTCGTTGGGAAGCGGAGAACGGACCTTACGGTCTGGAGAAAGTGATTCAAGGTGCCAAGACTGAATCGGTTCCTCTGGGCGAACTCAAGATTCTTAGCGGAGAACGGTTACTTATCTTTGACCAGGCACTGATGTCTTTTGCGATGGGCAATGCAATTACATTGGAAGATACTAATGGCAACCGAAAGCTCCTGAAAAGAAGACAGGATGAGAAGATCGATAATGTGGCTGCTCTTATGGATGCTTACATTGCATACAAAGCAAACAAAGAAGGTTTCGAGTGATCTTTGAGGAAGGAGGTGAAATTCGTTGGGATTTGGCGCAACGTTGAAACATGCTTGGAATGTGTTTACAAATCGAGAGTGGGATGGATCACTCAAAGCCTATAACGGAGATATTGGCGCTGGCTATGCTTACAGGCCAGATCGGACAAGGCTTCGCATCCCCAATGAACGCTCGATTGTTTCAGCAATTTATACGCGACTTGCCATTGATCTAGCTACGATTGATATGCGTCACGTTCGATTGGATGATCAAGATCGATATGTTGATGACATAGATAGCGGACTGCAGAATTGTCTTCAAGTCGAAGCTAATATTGATCAAGCAGCTCAAGCCTTCCGTTTGGATGTTGCATTGACCATATTTGACAAGGGTGTTGTTGCTCTTGTTCCTGTTGATACATCAATTGATCCGGGAATGAGTGCTGGTGGATACGATATTCTGACGATGCGTGTTGGCGAGATTACACAATGGTATCCCAAGCATGTACAGGTTTGGTTGTATAACGAAGCGCTTGGAATAAGACAGCAAATTACGCTTCCTAAAACTTCAGTAGCTATAGTTGAGAATCCCTTGTTTGCTGTAATGAATGAGCCGAATTCAACTCTTCAACGTTTGCTTTACAAGTTGAATCTACTGGATGCTGTCGATGAACAATCTGCTTCTGGGAAACTTGACCTTATCATCCAGCTCCCTTACGTGATTAAGTCAGAGGCTCGACGCCAACAAGCTGAACAACGGCGAAAAGACATTGAGTTTCAGCTCAAAGGTAGTCAGTACGGTATCGCCTATACAGATGGAACGGAACGAATCACTCAGCTTAATCGTCCGGCAGAGAATAATCTCATGACGCAAATCGAGTTCTTGACTACTCTGCTTTATAGTCAACTCGGTTTGACCGACGCGGTCATGAATGGAACAGCTGACGAGAAGACAATGCTGAATTATTGGAACAGAACGATTGAACCGACGCTCAAAGCTATTACCGAAGCGATGAGTCGTTCTTTCCTAACTAAGACTGCTCGGACGCAGATGCAGACAATTATGTATTTCAAAGATCCGTTCTCGTTGATTCCGATTGAGAACATTGCCAAAATTGCGGACGTCTTTAGTCGTAATGAGATTCTGTCGGCCAATGAAATTCGACAGATTATTGGAATCAGGCCAGCTAAGGATCCGAAGGCAGACAAGCTTATCAACAGTAACATTCGTGGTCAGACAATCTCTGGTTTCTCAGAGACTGCTACTGCTCCGAATCCAAGTTCTAATGGAAGTGGTGAACCTGCTGGCGTTGGTTCGAGTAATGGTAACGGTTCTAGCAACGGAAGTGGCAGCTACCCGAACGGCTAAAGGCCGATGATCCATACTTAAGGAGAGCATTCAAAATGGAAGAAAAGGCCAAGCCCGACTTCAGTGGCTGGCTCACGAAATACGGTATCAAGTGTTCAGATGGGCGCACGATCATTGCACATGCGTTCAAGCACCAGGACAACGCGACTGTTCCTCTTGTTTGGCAGCACACGCACAGCGATCCCAATAATGTTCTGGGTCATCTCGTCCTTGAGCATCAAGATACAGGCGTTTATTGTCAGGGTTTCTTCAATGAGACTGACGCAGCCAAGAACGCCAAGGCACTGGTCCATCACAAGGACATTACCTCCCTTTCGGTATACGCCAATCAGCTAGTCGAGAAGTCAAAGAAGGTTATGCATGGCGTGATTCGCGAGGGAAGTCTTGTTTTGTCAGGCGCTAATCCCGGGGCACTCATTGACAATATTACACTGTCACATGGTGATGGTGATATGGTCACGTTGGAAGATGAGGCCATTATCTACACCGGTTTGGAACTAGCTCACGCAGATGGTACTACAACCGATTCGACTGATTCGACGACAGACCCCAAAGATACAGGTGATGTAGAGGACGACGTCGAAAACAGCGCTACTGTTCAAGAAGTTTACGATTCAATGACCGACGAGCAGAAGGCCGTCGTCCACTACATGGTCGGCGCTGCGCTTGAAGGTGAAACTGGTGATGAGGCAGCTCATTCCGATGAGTCCAACGGCAATGGTGAAAAGGAAGGACGACGCATGACCCGCAACGTCTTTGAGCAGACGGGTGAGAAGAAGGAGGAGAAGCACACCCTTACTCATGACGCTATGAAGGGTATCTTCGAAGATGCCCAGCGTATTGGATCCCTGAAGGCTGCGGTTGAGTCCTACGCACTCAAGCACGGCATTGAGAACATCGACGTTCTCTTCCCGGAAGTTCGTACGGTCACCGACACTCCGGAGTTCGATAGTCGGCGTGTTGAGTGGGTCAAGGGCGTCCTCAGTGGTGCAAGGAAGTCTCCGTT